TTCGTCTGGTTGAGGGCGCCCGTATCAATACCCGATTGCGACATAGAAAGCGCTTTCCCCTGCGGAGGACGGGCCACTTGTCCCGCCAATAAATCTCTTGACGACAGTGGCCCCGACTTTGTTCATTCCCCCCACGGAGTAAGCCCAGGCATTAACCATCGCAGCAGCGGGGTCCACTTGAGGGGTCAAAACGATGCTGATGCACGCAGTGGGGAATGCGATGGGGTAGTTGAAAGGCACGTTGCCGCTGCCGGCCACGGTGCCCCATTGGATGATGAGGCCGTTGTTCAGCTTCTGCCAGCCGGAAGTCGGCCCGCCAGAATTTGCAAAGTTGATTTGCGGCGCGTCGATGTTCAGGTTGCCGCGTGTGGCGCTGCCTGCTACATCCGTGCGGATGGCGGCGCTGCCGTCGGCGTACTGGAGGACACTAAAATAATTGGCGTTGACAGCACCATTGACTTGGTTGCTCAGAACAATATTAGTTATGCCGTTGGCGCGGGGGCTCAAGCTAAAAGTGGTCTGGTCCGCTGTAACCGAATTGAGGTAGCTGGTAGTTGCCCCTTGGGCTACCGTGCCGAAACCGCTGGTGCCAAAGCGATACCAACCCAGCCCCGGCTCGCTGTTGAATGCCAGCCCAGGCGCAGCCACCGTGCCGTCCATCAGCTTGAACGGGCCGGTGGGGCCGAGGGTGCCGTCACGGGTGAACACGTTGTTCAACTGGGCAGCAATGTCCGACATGGTGTTGTTGGCCCATGCCGACGCGATGATCGTATTCGTTACGACCGGATTTCCTGCAGGAAGTTGATACTGACCAGATCCATCACGCGGCATATTGTTCTCCTAAAACGAAACTCAGTTTCGGTTGTCGTAGGCGCGGGCACCCATCTGTCCGCCGTAGCTTTGCAGGTACTTTAGCTGATCTGCGAACGGCATGGCCTGCACCTTGTCGCGTACCTGCTTGGGCAATGCGAGCAACGCGTGCTGAATCTGGATGCCTGTCGGGCTGTAGACCCCACGACCCAACACCCCCCCAGCCAACCCGGAGGCGGCAAGGTTGACCACGCCACCGATGCCACCCGTGAGAAGGCCCGCCATCCCAAGGCCCGACCCCACCAAGCGCCGGTTGGCCTGCCCCGAGCGCGGTGCGTGTGGGGCAACCTGCACCATCGCGTTGTCCACGGCATTCGGCTCCATGCCGTAGTGCAGCATGGCTTCACGAAGCTGCGTGGAGGACGGCACCCCGGTGCTGCCGATGGCATGCTCTGTGGCCCGCAACAACGGCAGGGCTTGGCGGAACGCCTCGTTGGACAACTGGAGGACATGCCGCGCCTCGTTGGTGGTGCCCTGCGTGGCAACGCGCAGGCGGTGCTGGATCGCGTACAGGGCGTCGGACATTGGCTTGTCCGTGGCCGTCTCGGCGAACTTTCGCGCCTGCTCGCCGAGGATGGTGTCGAGGTTCTTCATCTCCCGACCCGAGATGATCGCGTCCGGCCCCAACGCCTTCACCCTCGGGATCATGCGGCTGTTGATGACCTTGAGGACCTGTGCCTTCTGGGAGTCGGTCAGCCACGCGATGCCATTGATGTCCCTGCGGGCATGCAGGAGGGCCGACACCGAATCCCCTGCCGTGGCGTAGGTGTGGTGCACCACGCTCTCGTAGGAGTCATCGATATGCTTCTTGACGTTGAGCGCGAGGTCCAGCCCTTCGCCCTCCACCTTGCCCCCGTGGGGCACCAGCTTCATCTGATGCTCCAGCGTCTCTCCAGCCGGCCTGGGCGGCGCTGCGCCCGGTGCCTGACGGGGCGGCGCGTCCAGAATCTCGTCCGGGACCGGACGGCGCGCTGGGCCGACCTCGGCAGGGCGTGGACCCTGCCCGGGGATCGTGGTGTCCATCCGGTTGGCGGGCAGGTTGGCAGCGTCCGGTGGGCGCGAATGGGTCGCGTGGAACATGCCGAAGCCCGGATCGAGGTTCGGATCGAAGGCAGGTCCGGTGTCACGCAGCAGGCCAGCGTTGCCCGAGTTGTCGATGTGGATCGTGCCCGGGGGCTGTGGGTAGCGATTCGGGATGGGCTCCACCATGCTGGGGCCAACCTCGGTGCCTGTTGCCTTGGGGAGCATCCGTGGGGGCTGCGGGGTGGGCGCAGCGGTGGGTGCTTCCGGGCGCGGTGGAACGATGGTTTCCCCGGGAGCAACCTTCATCAGCGGGTCGATAATCTCCTGCGCACGGCGGTTTATGTACTCGCGCCCGATACGGCCCTCAGCCTCCTCCACAGCGCCGCCCACGAACGGCAGGTTTCGTGAGGTGTTTTCCGACCCGGCAACCCACGACTTCGGGTAGAGCATGCCGGGCATCACGCTGTAGCCCTGATCCTTGAGGAGCTGGGCATTCTTGTCGGCGATCTGGTTGGCCCCAAGGCGGAACGGTGCACCCAGCACCTTGACGCCACCGCGCAGGCCCAGCGACCACGCGGCAGCGGCCTTGGCGGCTTCCCATGGGTCCTCGGAGTCCAGTGCCGCCTTGCCCGCGCTGTAGGCCATGTTGGCCCCGGTGTCTGCCACGACACCCGCTGCCTTGGCCCCGGCCTTGGGCAGGAACTTGGAGCCGACCTTCACCACGCCCTGCTCGATCTTCCCCATCGGGCCAGCGGTCACGGCCATCTCTGGCACCGTGGAGACAACACTGCCGGTCAGGCCGTACTCGGGGGCCTCTTTCTTCCATGCCTCGGCCTTGGCGTTGACATCCGCCGCGTTGGCCCGCGACGTTTCATTCTCGGGCAACCCGATGCGCTTGCTGATCTGGTCCAGCGTCTGGCCCAGCAGGTTTGCCCCGCCAGAAAACGAGTTGACGATGGTGTCGGTGAACGAGTGCTTGGCACGTGGGCCAATGTTCCGGGCAGACACCGCCCCCATCTGGGAGTCGATGTCCTGATACCTATCCCACGGGGGCGTGTCGGCACCGTCAGGCGACGGCGCAGTGTCCTGATACTTCTCCCACGGGCCGCTCATGGCAATTTGCTCCAGTTGTCCTTGTTGGCACGACCACCGGGACCGGGTTTGTAGCTGTAGCCATCCTCGGTCGTGGGCACGGCATCAGCACCACCGTTGGCCTGCTTCACCGAATCGCGGATCGAGGTATTCGCTGGCTGGGCAGGCTGGCCCACCCGTGCGGGTTTGGCAGCGCCCGCGTCGAGGTCGCGGAATGTCGGCGTGGGCTTCAGACGCTGGGTCTTGAGTTCCTCCGGGGTAATCTCGCGGGACGCGGTTTCGTTGATGACACGGCCATCGGGCAGGACGATGCGGCCATCGTTGTCCATGTAGGAGCCAGCGTACTTGTGCAGGTACTGCGAGCGCAGTTGCGCCACTGACGAGTCGATGGCCCGCTGGCCGAGATTGCGCAGGTTGGACTCGTCGCTGTTGCCCTCACCCGGCTGGTATGCGTTGGCGCGAGACTGCTCGATGCCCGTGAAGTTGGCCCCGTAGGTGTTGTGGTTCTGCTCCGCAACGCGAGCCTTGATCGGCTCCCAGTAGCGTTTCGTCTCGTCGCTATAGAAGGGCAGGTATTGCCCAGCCAGCACATCCGCCTTGCCAGCGCCGCCGCGACCTGCATAGTCGGGCTTGTAGTTGCTGAATGCGCTGCCGTAGGTGCGGCTGTCCGTGAGGAGCGCGCCCTGCGCCTCCTGCTGCTTGTCCGACAGCGGCTTGGGCTCCTTGGGCTTGGCTTGGAACTCGACACCCTCCCCCGGCTTGACCTCACGGGTAACCCCGGTCTTGTTGTTGCGCTCGATGGGGAACCCGTTGGTTGACAGGACATCGGGCACGAGAACGAAGGTACCCTCGGTGGCACTCTTGCTGGCCGCAGCGGTGTCCCTGCGCGCCTGCTGGTTGCCCTCGGCGATGGCCCTCAAGGTTTCATCGTGCTGCTGTTGCAAATCACGCTTGGCAAGAATGTCCGTCTGCTGCTTGCGCAAAGCCTCTGCACGATCGGCCACAGCCTTGGCAGCGCGCTCGGCGCGGGCTTCGTCGCGCTCCGGGTCCTTGATGAGTTGGTCGGCGAGCTTCTGTTGGGCCGTTGCCCGCAGAAGCGGATTGTCCATCATGGCAACACTCTTTGACAGCAACGTGCTGCGGTCGGGCTGCACCGTCTCCGTCTTCATGTTCCCAGACTGCTGATTGGTGTACGCCTGCCGGGCGCGCTCGCGCTCCACCGGGTCAGCGATGTTGTTGATAGCGGCGATGATGGTCTGCGGGTCGCCCACGAACGAACCCGTTGGCTGGTCAGGCCCCAGCGGGACCTGCTTGGTCGTTGCCTGCGGGAAGTTCGTTGTCTGGTCGATGGCGTCAGCCTGAATGCGCTTATTGAGCGCCGACTGACTGGCAGTCATGGCCTTTTCCTGTTGGCCTGCGGTGTAGTCAGCCAGCAACGGGGCAACGGCCTGTGCAACCTGCCCCCACCCGCCGCCCACGATACGACCAGGGATTCGTTGGCCCGTGGACAGCGTGAAACCACCCACCTCGCTGTTGTCGGGGGTGTATGGCTTGGCGTAGCGGTCGCGCAGCGCCTTGATGCGCGCAGCCTGCTGGGTCAACGCCAGTTGCTGCGCGTCGAAGTCCTGTGTTGGATCAACAAGGGGTTCGTCGTAGTAGGCCATTACCAGTTCGCTCCGTCGCCAGTGCCCAGCGTGCCCCAGCCGTTGTTCTGGTTAATAAAGCTCGACAGATCGTCCTGCCCACCATTCCAGAACGTGGCCCCGTAGGTGTTTCCACCCGTGCCGTAGTAGCCCCCGAGGAAGTTGCCCAACCCACTAGCTGCGCCGCCCAGCGCGCTGCCAACACCGCCAATGCCTCCAGCGGCACCCAACAGACTCGACACCCCACCGACGGTGGCATTGGTCTTGGCTTGGTCGAGGTTGGCGTTGGAGATGTTCGCGGACAAGGTGTCCCCTGCGGCACCGTAGAGGTTCAAAGGCTGGTAGACAGCGCCCTGCGGGACCTTGGTTGCCCACTTGTTCGGGTCCAGGGAGTCTCTCGTTGACCCGAGGTTGGTGCTCCCTGACAGGGCAGCTTGGTATTTGTTTTGTAGCTCAGTAGCGCCCTGCTGGCGTGCAGACAGCGCCTGACCAAACTCCGTGTTGCCCTGCTGGTATCCTTGCAAGATGGCATTGTCACGCGCCTTGCCGTAGGCAGTATTGATGTTGCCTTCGCTGGTGTTGGATATATTCGATCCAAGGGTGATGCCCTGCGCGGCAAGGCGGTTTCGCGTGGCCGTAGCATTACGGTCAAGATCAGGCTGTTGCAGGCGCTGCCACGCGTCGATGACATCGTTGTTGTACTGGCCGACTTGCGGCATCGCCCCGAGGCTGGAGTAGTCCAACCCCTGTCCAATTTGCCCAGCGAGGTTGGTCTGCCCGCCAATGGTCTGGTTGAACAGGTTCTGCGCGCCGCCGTTGAGGCTAGTGTTATTGATCCAGCGACCCGAGGCGTCCTGGTTCCACGAGATAGAGCCCAGGGCGTTGTTCTGGTCAGGGCGCTGGCTCCACGTGGTACGGTTCGTGGCGTCGTCGTTCTGCGCCTTCTGCTGGTAAGCGAGGCTTCCAAAATCCGGGACTGAGACGGCGATGATTTTACCCTGCCTTCCTCGCCATGTAGGCGCGCTGTTGCTCGTTGCGGCACTGCTGGCAAATTCTCTCGCCCTTGGCCCCGAGCTTTCCTGTGTGTTCGTGGCCCTTCGGGCAGTGAGTGATTGTCTCGGTATAGCGCCGGATGTTTTCCTGCTGGGTCACTGGCTCAAGGTGCGCTGGGTTTACGCAAGCCTTGTTCCGGCATAGGTGATCCAGTTGCAGCCCCTCGGGGATTGGGCCGACCAGTGCCTCATAGATAAGCCTATGAGCGAGGTGCGTCTTGTACTCCTTGTTGGCATGCCCGTAGCCATTGGAGGCAACCTTGCCAGTCCAGACCCAGCACTGATCCGCGTACCGGACGTACTTGCCCAACATGCGCTCGATGGTGTTGGCTTTTCGACCCATATCGAAACTCCAGTTTCTCTTTACAAAATGCCGCCGGCAGAGACGGTCACATCAGTGTTTACCCAAACCACCTCGCCATCGCTGCGCGTGGTCATCGCAAGAGAACCGGCGAACCCGCAGCCCTCCGCGCTGGCCCACTGCTTCTGCGCGTGCAAGCCACCTGTCCAGTAAGCTGCGTCCCAAATCGCATCGTCCCAGCGAGGGTTGCCTAGTATCGGTGGCTGTGTGTTGACTGGAGGGATGGTGAACGAGAAGTCATAGACAATGACCGCCTTCCACGCAACGCTGCGCGAGGTCAGGAAATTGGGCCGATACAAGCCAACCTGCTTGTTGTTCGCCGGAGTGCCAAAGTAGTTGTACGCCTGCTGCACCAGCGCCGTGATGGGTATGCCTGCGGTGTCATCGATGGATACGTTGTCGGTGTTGCCTGTCCACCCCTGCATGACCTTGCCATCTGGCGTGCCAAAGAACGGAACGTCCTGATAGTCAACCACCCATGAGGTCGCGCCAATCCCCAGGAATGTTGTCCACTGGGAGTTCACCGTGTTCTCGGCGACTTGCAGCGACCCCTCCAGCGTGACGCTCGGGATGTTGATAAGGAGCATGTTGAAGGCGGGGATGAACTTAACATCCCAACCGGGCAATGCGCCGTAGAGACTCGTGTTCTCTGCAAGGAACGACTGGACGTTCTGTGCCTCGACACTAGACTGCGGGCCAGTCGTGGCGTTGCTCGTGAACATGCCGTTCATCGAGATGAGCCCCTGCTGGGTCATGAACTTCAAGTCACCGCTGACCTTCGTGTGGAAGCGATGCCCAGCGATGGGCGCACCAGCGTAGAAGACGCCCTTGAGCGCCCATGCGCCCTCCGTGTCTACATCGGTGCCTGCATAGACCACTACGTCGCCTTCGCTGCCGAAAGCCACTAGTGCATCGGTAGTGCCCTCGCCGCCGCCCACGGTCCACGTGGCAAGAGACTGGAGGTAGCCGCCGCGCTTGAACAGGGGTCCGAAGTCGTAGGACTTGTAGACCCCATAGATGCTGTCCGCATCGGAGTTGTACCAACCCAGTGTGGTGTCCTTCTCCACGAACCAAAGGCGCTTCTGGTGGATCGTCACATCGATCCAGTTCTTCGGGTCCACACCGCTGATGGTGCCTGGGTCGGTGCCGTTGCCCGCCACCAGACGGTCGTAGACGGCTGCGGGAGGCACGGGCTGATGCACCCAGATGGGGTTGTCCTGCCCGGAAACGAACACCTTATGAGTGCCCCCACTGTTGGCAGTCATCGTCGCTTGCCAGATGGAGGTAGATAGGCCAGTGACCACTGGGGTATCGACAGCCCTGTGCGCTGGCGTATCCCGACTGGTCACATCGTACATGCCATCGCCAGCGAAGGCGAACAGATAGTCCGAGCCAAGGAAACGGGAGTGGAAGGCGTATACCGAGCCGACAGCCGCAGGCAGGCCGGTGCTCCACTGTCGGTAACCACGACGATGCGTGCAGCCGTAGACATCGGGCCACCAGTTGACCAGACGGATGGCATTCTGCGCGGGCATCCCGAAAAGGGACGAGAAGAAGTCAACACCCCCAACGGCGGCAGGCACCGTAGTGATGCCTGCTGTTGCTTGGGGTGCGTTGAGCGCCATTACAGTTTCCTAGACGTTCCAATTTCCGTCCGGCACGCTCCACGGGCCGATGAAGAAAGGTGTCTTCATGGGCACCAGCGAGAGAACCTGTGCGCCAACATCCTTGCCGCGCAGCGACTCAAACATGCGGCTGAAATCGCCCTGCGCAGCATCGGCTGGGAAGTTCTTCAACTGCATCCACTTGAGCTTGGTGTACTTGACCATGAGCCACGGCTGGAACCACACAATGTCGCCATCGGCCTTGACCATGTTGGCGTTGGGCTTCTGGTCTGTGCTGTCAGTGTTCTGCACCCAGTTGTCAGAGACATACTCCATCGCCAGGGTGAATTCGCTATTCGATGCTGGAACAGGAAACACCTCCAGCTTGTTGCCCATCACGCGGTAGCGCATCCTTGGAAAAGAGGCCAAGAGCCCGCCTTTGAGCCATGCCCATTCAGCGGCGCTCTTGGGACCAAGGAGAGGCCAATGATTCGTGCGGTCCCACTGGGTCTGGTCCACGAAGTAGGACCAGCCTGGGGGCAGCGGGTAGCTGCCCTGCCCATCAACCAGCGTGAAAGCCCACTCCTTGCGGAATTGCTCCCACGGGTAATAGAACCCAAGCTCGTTGCCTGCGCTGTTCAACGCGGCCAGAAGCTGATTGCTTTGGACGATGTTTTGGTCGTCAGGCGCAAAGAGGGTCTGGACCTTTGCGAGGCCCACTTCCCCCGCCACCTGATTGATGATCTGGAGGGCGGGCCAGTAGTCCATGTGGTTACCGACGCTTGCCGGACTCCGCGTTCTGGCGCTCCAGCGCCGCCGTCAGTTCCTCCAGCTTTCGCTCCAGCGTCTGCACCCGCAGGTCACGCTCCTCCAGCGCCGACTGGAGCTTGAGCATCGGGGCGTCGCCCTTGGCCTGATCCAGATACAGCTTGGCGCGCTCGCGCAGCTTGTGGTTGCCCATGAACTGCATCGCGTTGGCGTCCGACAGCGAGGCCAGTTGCTCGATGGTGAACACGTTGGAGTAGTTCAACTCGGCGATCTGCGACTTCGTGAGCCACGGCAACTCGGCAAGCAACGTGCCGTCCACCTTGGCTGCGGTGTTGTTGTCCTTCCAGTCGTCGTACCGCTTCTTGAAGCGGCGGCGGTAGGCGTCGTCCAGCGGGGTGGTGAACACATCGCGGGACCCGGGCGTGATGATCGAGATGT